TGAAACATTTTTTAATTATATAAATGATAAAATGTCCAAGTTAAGATTAGGTCTAAAGTCATATAAAACTTTTGACCAAGCAAAAGAGTTAGCTGACAAGTTAGGTGTAGTATTAAATGACAGTATGCTTGAGGGTACTTCAAGTATGGCTTTATCAGTATTTAGTCCTACTAATCTAGCTGATATGTTAAAAGACAACGAAGAAGATAATGCAAAAGAATTAATTAAAAAAGCATTTCTTCAATCTAAAATGGAAAGAACAGCAAGTGCCTAGTGTGCGTGGTGCTTGTGGCTTGAAACTTTATAATTGAAACACGGCACAAAAAAAGGGGGTGGAAAATATCCACCCCCTTTTTTTTATTTATCTTTTTGAGTTTTTATATTTATGGTCAAAGTCTTCTTTTATTTCTGTTTGTGGCAATAGGAATATACAAGCCAAAATTCCTGAACTTCCTATTAAAACACCAATAACAAAATTAAAGTGAACACCAAGTGCAACACCTATACCAGCAAGGGCAAAGGCATTTATTATTAGTAATGTTCTTATTATGTTCATTCAATAACCCCCTTATTTGTAGCGATAAGTTTTTTAGTTTCCAAGTCATAGATAGCCCAATCGCTGTTAGCCCGTCTATATTTTCCGCCTTGGTCTAAATCTAAATAGATTAAGTGGTCTTCTTCGAGTACGCACTTATCCTTAAATGTACCTAATCGAAAAATAGTTTTTTCATGTTTCTTCGCATAGTAAGAAATTAGAAAGTTTCTATTCTTGATTAAGTTTAGTAGTTTTTCTTTCATATCTTACTATTATCATATTATCCTATAATGTCAATATAGATTTTTAGGTGCGACAATTTGACTATTTACATTTATTATAATATCCTATATCAATAGTTTAATTAATAACAACTAACAGAAAGAAAAAAACATGGCAAAGTATGTAGTTATCAGAAGAACTAAATATCATAATGGTTATGAGTATGACATACCCGCATATTTAGAGAAACCAAGTGAAACTAGAACAGAAGCACTTGAAAGATTAAAAGCTCATATGACTTTAACTTCTACTGGTTCTGTTGAATCAGAATATGAGATTGTTGAGGTGGCTAATGGCTAACTATAATATTGGCGATAGGGTTAAAGTAAAAAACTTCGGGTGGGGTTATATCTATGACATATGGCAAGAAGGTAAGTATGTTGTAGAAGTAGAAGACCACACAAGCGAAGAAGGTTTTAGTACACAAGAGATACAAACATCTCAAATAGAAGACATCATAAGACACAGCTAACCAACCAACCCGCCCCCGAATAAATCGGGGGCGGGTGAAATTACATCATCATTATAAAATTAAATAGAAGATATAATATATATCTTATCTAATCTTTACATTATAGAAGACGGCTCGTGGCTTCGGGTTCGTGCGTGGGGGGTTCGTGTGTCTTGATAGAGGTACCAAAGTGATTTCAAACCTAATAAAAAATCAATAACTTTAATTTACATTTAAGTAATGTAATCGTTAGATTACGGCTATAATTTGCTTGATTTACACAGTCATAGCAGAAAAATACTTTTGGGTCCCATAAGGGTCCCATTTCCTATAAAATTCTAAAAAAAATTTTATAAAAAAATTTTACAAAAAAATTTAGGGTCCCATATGGGTCCCATTTACAATAGATTTTTATAAAAAATTATGCTATAAAATTTTCAAGGTACCATAATTAACATTATGCTAGATATAGAAAAAATTAATCAGATAGCGGATTCGAAAGTTCGAAGGCAATTAAAATTAGATATTTTAAATAGTGTACGTAAAAAACAAGACAACAAGATAAGAACTGATTTCTTAACTTTTGTTAAGTACATGTGGCCAGAGTTTATTGAAGGTAGTCACCATAAAGATATGGCTGATGCATTAAATAGAATTCAAAAAGGAACTTTAAAGAGACTTATTGTGAATATGCCACCAAGGCATACTAAATCTGAATTTGCATCTTACTTTTTACCAGCGTGGATGATTGGAAATAGTTCACAATTAAAAATTATTCAAGCTACTCACACTGCGGAACTTGCAGTTAGGTTTGGTAGAAAAACAAAAAATTTAATTGACTCTGAAGAATACAGAAGAGTCTTTACAACAAGACTAAGAGAAGACTCACAAGCTGCTGGAAGATGGGAAACAGACAAAGGTGGTGAATACTTTGCAGTCGGAGTACAAGGAGCAGTTACTGGTCGAGGTGCGGATTTATTGATCATAGATGATCCACACTCGGAACAAGATGCATATTCAACTACTGCTTATGATAAAGCTTATGAATGGTATACATCTGGACCACGTCAACGTTTACAACCTGGTGCTGCTATTGTTCTAGTTATGACTAGATGGAACACAAAAGATTTAACTGCAAGATTAATTAACTCAGGTGCAAAAGAATCAAAAGCAGATCAATGGGAGTTAATTGAGTTTCCTGCAGTATTACCAAGTGGAAAACCTATGTGGCCGGAATATTGGAAACTAGAAGATTTACTTGCTGTAAAAGCTTCTGCTGGAATGGCAAAATGGAATGCACAGTATATGCAAAATCCAACTGCGGAAGAAGGTGCAATTATAAAAAGAGAATGGTGGAAAGATTGGGATAGAAATTATATACCTGCATTGGAACACGTCATTCAGAGTTACGATACTGCGTTTTTAAAAAAAGAAACGGCTGACTATTCAGCAATAACAACTTGGGGCGTGTTTCGTGAATCAGAAGACTCGCCTGAACAACTTATTCTTTTAGACGCAATTAAAAAAAGAGTAGAGTTTCCAGACTTGAGAAGATTGGCAAAAGAACAATATGACTACTGGCAGCCAGAGACTGTATTGGTAGAAGCTAAAGCATCTGGACTACCTCTTACTTATGAACTTAGACAAATGGGAATACCGGTAGTTAATTATTCTCCAAACAGAGGTAATGATAAACATTCAAGAGTTAATGCAGTTGCTCCCTTATTTGAGTCGGGAATGATTTGGGCACCTAAAGATAAGGAGTTTGCTCAAGAAGTAATTGAAGAATGCGCTGCCTTTCCACATGGAGATCATGATGACTTAGTTGATTCTATGACTCAAGCGGTAATGCGTTTTAGACAAGGAGGATTGATTTCTCATCCAGAAGACTATATAGAGGAACCTACAATTAAAAATCAGAAAACATATTATTGGTAATGGTAACAAAACTAACAAGGACAGTGCCACCAAAAAGAGGACCGAACCCACAAGGGTTGAATGTTCCACTAAAACAAGTTAAAACTGTAAGGTTAAATAAAAACTATGGCAGAAATCGACAAAGCACTTCCTAATGAAGTTACCCAAACTGTAGAAATTGCTTCTCCAGAAGATTCATTACAAGAGGTCATTGATACACAAGAATCACTTCCCGATCCAGGGAACACGGAAATTACAGAAACCGGAGACGGTGGAGTAGAAATAAATTTTGAACCAGGAGCGTTTAATCAGGAACAAACTGAAAACCATTTTGATAATTTGGCAGAGTTGCTACCAGAGGAAATATTAAGTCCTCTTGGTTCAGAAATATATGAAAACTATTCTGATTACAAATCCTCTCGAGAAGATTGGGAACGAGCTTATATTCAAGGATTAGATTTATTAGGATTTAAATATGAACAAAAAACAGAACCGTTTCAAGGAGCATCTGGTGCTACTCATCCAGTGCTTGCAGAAGCAGTTACTCAGTTTCAAGCTTTAGCATACAAAGAATTACTTCCAGCAGATGGACCTGTACGAACTCAAATTATAGGCGCACCTACATCAGAAAAAGAACAGCAATCAAATAGAGTTAAAGAATTTATGAATTATCAAATCATGTCTCAGATGAAAGAGTATGAGCCAGAGTTTGATCAAATGTTATTTTATTTACCTTTATCAGGATCTGCTTTTAAAAAAGTATATTATGATGATTTATTAGGAAGAGCTGTTTCTAAATTTGTTCCTGCGGAAGATTTAATTGTTCCTTATTCTGCAACTTCATTAGAAGATGCAGATGCTATTATTCATAGAATTAAAATATCTGAAAATGATTTACGTAAATAACAGGTAGGTGGATTTTATAGAGATATACCTTTAACTCCTGGTTATGAAAATGAAACAGAGTTGGAGAAAAAAGAAAAAGAATTAGAAGGAAG